GAAAAACTTTTAGGATTTTAAGGAGGGAAAACATATGGCAAATTATGAAGGTAGAAACATGCGAGGTATGATGCGTTCAGATTATTCGGACATTCGCATGGATAAATCGAGAGAATTAAATGACAATATGTCAATTGATATTAGAAAATCAGAAGATAGTTACGGTAAAACAGTTCACACATTGCGTACGTCTAGTGACCGTGACACAAATTTAGATGATGAATAAGGAGGCTATTTTTAATGGTTAAAGAAGCAACAGTAAAAACACAAGAAGCACTTGAACATTTTAACCGAGATTACAACCATTCATGGACGTTTGGCGAAAGTTGGTCTAATGTTCAAACAGAATTTGAAACATTTATTAATAAATATTTATTCCCTAAATTATCCGAAACAGCCTTAATTGATATTGCGTTAGGTAATCGTTTCAATTGGTTGGCACGTGAGGTAGATTTCATAGGTCAGTACAGTGAGGACTATGTAGTCATGGATACTGTACCAGTTGCTATGAATTTAGGTAAATCAGAAGAATTAATGCTTAAACGTAATTATCCACGTATTGCAACTAAATTATACGGCGCAGGAATAGTTAAGAAACAAAAATTTACTCTTAACAACAATGACGCACGTTTTAATTTCTCAAATCTTGCAGACGCAACACAATATGCGATTGCAGTATTAAACAAATCAATTTCAGACATCAATGTATTAGAAGAAAAAGAAATCAGAGCAATGATTGTTGATTATGCTTTAAACAACTTATCAGATAATAACAAACGTCAAGTCGTATCAGAAGAGGACTTACAAGAAGCAGTATTTGAAAGTATTTTAAATATGCAAAACAACAGTGACAAATACAACGAAGTTCGTCTTGCTTCAGGTGGTGCTATTGGACGTTATACAACAGTATCACGTATTGAAGATATAGCGATTTTAACAACTGACAGAATGAAATCTTATTTACTCAACACAAAAATTGCTAATACATTCCAAGCTAGTGGCATTGATTTCTCAGACCACATTATATCATTTGATGATTTAGGTGGAGTGTTCAAAACAACATCAGAAATTACAATTGAAGAAGATGAAACAATTCGCTACATGCGTAGCTTTGGAGATTATCAAACAATTAAAGGCGATGTTATTCCAGAGGGTGCAACATTTACTTATGATGTATCGGAATTAGCAGAGTTTGAGGGTAATGTTGAAGAAATCAAGCCAGAAAGTGACTTATTCGCTTTTGTGTTTGACATCAATGCAATTAAATACAAACGTTATACAAAAGGTATGTTAAAACCACCATTCTATAATGGAGAGTTTGACGAAGTAACACACTGGTTACATTACTACAGTTTCAAAGCAGTATCTCCATTCTTCAATAAAATATTAATAACTGAATAGGAGTTTTAAATTATGGTAAATTTTCCGATTGATTACATCGGCGAAAATTATCATAATCCTTTGGAAACGGAGCTAAACCAAAAAATAGAACGGCGTGTAATCGAGCATAGAAATCGGTTTCGCCGTTTAATTTTTAATAGATATGCTGAGTTTCTACCATTGATGATTAATTATACACATAAAGAAGAAACAGGTATTGACTTTCTACAACTTGAAGTGATGTTACATCATGGCTATCAAGTTGTTGTTGGTAGAGCAAGAAACCAAAGAATTATGATATTAGGTTATGTAAGAGATTATAAAAATCAATATTACAACATAACGAACATCGCCGATTTTACACATTATAAACGAAGAAAAAAGAAAGATATTTATTTCACTATTCCTGATTACCTCATACCTGATGAGTGTCTAGAAATTGAATACTATGATGATTGTCAAAGTGGCGACTTTGTTGTAATTAATAACAAACCACTTAATTTTACAAATGACTTTGAAATATTAGAACATTATTGTGATGAGTTAGCAGAAATCGTGTTAAGTCGTTTTTCACTCATTATGCAATCTAAATTCAGTAAAATATTTTTAAGTGAAGTTAATGATGAAACAGTCAATCAGTTCATCAATCAGTTATATAATGGTAGTCCGTTTATTAAAGTATCTAATCTTGTTGATGTTGAGGAGGACATTATAGACCTCGGTAGTGACTATGTAACAAACGCACTTGTTCAAATGAAACGTGAATACCAAAATAAAATCAGTGAGTTATCAAACTTTTTAGGTGTTAACTCATTAGCAGTGGATAAAGAAAGTGGCGTGAGTGATACAGAGGCTAAAAGTAACAGAGGTTTTACAACTTCAAACAGTAATATTTATATACGAGGTCGTGAGCCATTTAAGAAATTAAACAGACGTTTTAATTTGAATATATTCCCTTATTATGATGATGAAGCGATTAGTAAAATTAACATCACAACATTAGAAAGTGAGGACGATAATAATGAGTAAACACACAACTACACTCATGGATATATTACGTTCAGAGCTTATTAAAAGAGGCGAAAATGAATTTATAAATGACGGTCGATTAACCTTTTTTGACGACAAATACGCCTTTATTGAAAAGGTAGCAAAATTTGATGATGATGTATACGACATTGTGACTAAACATTTCTTTGGTAATCGTTCTTATCCTGATAAAACAATAGACCGTAATTTTAAAGAAGCCTTTACTAATCGTTTCATGGATAGACAAATTGGTCGTCAAACCATGGAAGCCTTTCAAACGCAAGTTGTTACTTTATTTATCCAATATAGTGAATATATTTATTACACATTTGGTAAACTCGATGATTTTATAGAAAATAAACAAACAAGTGAAACACACAGTGACGAACAATCAACTGAAACATCAGACTATAGAGGATTAGAGGCAACACTACCACAAACAGAAATTAATCTTGATGTAAGTGATGATGATTTAAATTATGCAGACACAAACAACATCAACAAACGACAAGACAAAGGCAATCGTCAAGCCAATTCAAATAGTGAAAATCGAACATTTAATCCTGATAATTTGGATAAAATTTTCGAGATGAAAGAACGTATCATGAACAAATTTGACCAAAAATGCTTTTTACAAATTTGGTAATTGAAACTTTAAGGAGGTTTAAAAATGGGTAACATTTATTCAAATCACATCAAAGGTCGCAAATTAACACAACCAAAACCAAGTATTGACGGTGTAGTCATTCATAATGATTACGGTAGTATGACACCGAAACAATATTTAAATTGGTTATACACACGTGAGCAAAATGGTACATATACACAGGGTTGGGCTTCTGTATATGTAAATAGAAATGAAACGTTATGGTATCATCCAACAAACTATGTTGAATGGCATTGTGGTAACAATTACGCAAACAGTCATTTAATCGGTTTTGAAGTGTGTGAAAGTTTTCCAAACCATATATCAGATGAAACATTTATGAAAAACGAAGAAGCAACTTTCAAAGTTGTTGCCGATGTGATGAAATCTTACAACTTATCTATCAATCGCATCACTGTACGCCTACATCGTGAATACTTCTCAACGTCTTGTCCTCATAGAAGTTGGGACATTCATGTAGGTGTCAACGCACCAAATACAAGAGCAAATCAATTAAAACTCATTGATTACTTTATTTCACGTATTAAACATTATGCTAATGGAGGTAAAACACCGAAGAAACCTCAAATATCAGACAAACCGTTCACAAAATACAATTGGAGTGGTACATTTACTTCACATAAAACAAACACATTGCCAATCGTACCACGTTACAATTACGGCATGAGATCTAAACAAGTACCTCCAAATTCTTATATACAACCTAATCAATATGTGAAGTTCGACCAAATTATCAAAGATAAACAAGCAAATCTTTGGTGGATACGCTTCAAATATCAAGCCAAAGGTTCAAGCAAGAAAGATTTCTACATGCCAATTGGAGCAATTGAGGACAAACAAGAAAAAATATTAAATGAAAAAAACCTTTGGGGTAAATTATCAAAAGTGAAAAGAGGTTAAACTATGAGAAGATTTCCATATTATGAAGAGGGGTATAGAAACCCACGATATAGACGTGGTGTTTATCGTGAGCCATTTTATGACGACATCGCAGACTATAACACCAATGCGAAAAGTTATTATGATTATCTAGCACGATTTAACGGATTTTTGCATGATTTAGTCGATTTTATTAATGATTTAGCCGACCGAATGGACGGTATCGATGACCGATTAGACACAATTGAGGACGCACTACAAAAAATCGTGAATAACTTATACGATAGTGGTGCAGTAGATAGCAAAGACCTAGGCAAGTTCAAATTTAATAAAGGTCGTGACATTGCAACGGGTAATATCAACGTCTTTACAAATAAACCAGACGGTGCAACATATATCAGAACAAACAAAGGTAAAACAGAGTTTGATATCGTAGTTGGTTATGAAAAGTAGGTGTAAATAATGGCAAAATTAAAAAAGTTATTTGATGTGTCTACTTCATCTAATATTGTAGATAAAGGTTCGACTGTCCCCGATTGGGCGAGCAGTCGTGCCAAATCTAATTGGTGGAGTGGTGGTGCAAGTGTTGATTACTTTAATAGTATCAATGGCGATAAGATATATATTCAATACGGACAAAACCAAGAGCAATGGGCTTCAACGCGTTTTATGATTGAAAGTGTTCATATTGAAGATGAAGAAGAACAATCCAACGGCAATATCAAAGTTAAAGGTTATGTACAAATTGAATTATTAGACGGTAAATTGACCGACTTTGCAGGTGCAGGTGTCAGAGTGCATAGAACGATTTCTATTAATGGCGAAACCATAGATGATTGGAACGGTCGAACAAATCAAGAATATAGCAAGTCTAATCTTAAAAAAGTTACTTTTAATGAAACGATAGAACCACAAGAAAAATCAAAAAGTACACAAATGAAAATCACAACGGTTTATCCTGACGGGGAATATTCAAATAGTACAATCGTGTTAGGTATAGCACTTAAAAATCCAAACCCACCTAAATATATACCAATGGCAATACGTATTAGTAAAGACTGGCAAGCACTCGACCAAAATGAATACAAACCACAAGACGATACAACAGACAATGACAATTCAAGTGGTGGTAATAGTAACAGTGGTGGAAATAGTGGTAACACTTCAAGTGGTGCAAACTTCACTTATCCATTCGCAAGTTGGCCGATTTCAAGAGGTTGGCAAGCAAACGGACACGCAGGCATTGACTATGCAGTGAATACAGGTACACCCGTAAAATCAACGGTTGACGGTACTGTGATAAAAAGTTGGTTTAGTAATCTAGGTGGTGGCAATGAAGTCCAAATTTGGGACGGTAGTCAGTATACCCACATCTTTATGCACATGAATGACAGACAAGTGGCAACAGGCGACACAGTGAAAAAAGGTCAATTGATAGGACATGTCGGTAACACAGGAAATTCAACAGGTCCACACTTACATTGGCAAGTGAATAAAGGTAAAGGTTACTTATACAACCACCCTGATAGCATTGACCCAATGATTTTAGTTAACAAATACACATAAAGGAAAGTGTGATATAATTGAGTAAGAAATCAAGATTTATAGCAATTAGGAAAAATTCAAATTGGAAAGATACCAGTTACGAAAACTTTTCTACAATGAAACAAAAAGACAAAGGTCACAACCGAGTGAGAACAAATGACGGTTGGCGACAAGCACCAAAAATGGACGGAGGTAAAGTATATGGCAAATAGAATAGTTAGAAGTATTAGAGCAATTAGAGATATTAACAAACAACCTTTATTCACAAATGAACAAAACGATTTATTAAGTGATACAAATGATGATGTTTATGTAAGATTAGCTCGACGCTATGAACGTATTACAGGTTTACCAAAATTAGAAAATAAATTCCGTATGCACCTTAAAGATTACAACCAATTCAAAGACGATACACAAAACATGTTGATTTATTTAAATAATGAAAATGAACGTCAAGATAAGATGATTGATAAACTCAACACTGACGTTGATGAGTTAAATAAAAAAGCGAAACGCTTAAAAGATATTACAGATGAACACACTGAACAATTAAAATCACTGACAGATGATTTAAACGAGTTTAAAACAGATGTGAAAAACAATCGTGAACAAGTACAAGCGAAACTTGATGAATTATATTCAACACTAGATACTATTCAAGAAAAAGATAAACAAGATAAATTACAATCTGAAATTGATGAATTAAGAAAAACGATTGAAACAATGCAATCAGATATTAAAGATGTTCAATCAATTGAGGACGCTAGAAATTTCTATAGTGTATCTTCAAATTTAAGTGAAAACGTAGCAGGAAAAATAGACAAGATATATTTTGATGTATATTGTTTAGATACGTCTATTGAAACAGATTTTGAATTACAAATTCAAAAAATGGATATTGACGGTAATTGGGACAGAGGTACTTATATCAATCAAGAAAATTTAAGTATTACTCCTTATAATAATAATAGATATTATTCAATTTCTTATGATATATCAGACTTAGAAAAAATTGTAAGTTTTACCTTAACAAATAACGGAAATGTTATACACATTAGACAAGTAAAACTTTCTGATTATTAAGGAGGAAAACAATGGCAAACCGATTTGTAAGAGCAATCAGACAAGTTAAAGACATTAAAAAACAACCTTTATTCACTAATGAAGAAAATGATCTTATAAGTGACACAAAAAATAACGTGTATGTTCGTGTCGGTCGTGGTTATAAAAGAATAACAGGCATGGAGGACATCGAACGACGTTTAAAAAAATTAGAAGAAAAGCAATAATTTAATACCCCTCACATTGAGGGGTTTTATTTTTAGGAGGTTTAAAATGGTAGTAAGAAATTATGACAATATCAATAATAAAAAAAGTAATCCCAATCATAACGTAGCCGATATTGTATTGATATATAATACACCATTAAACGATTTTCAAAATACGATACATTTCAAATCAAATGAAGAACGTGACAATTATTTCTTAAAAGACGGTCATTTTTCTACATTTAGATTTGAAAGTAAATTCAACTTTATACGTGACCGATTAGAGTTACGTGTACCGTTAAGTTGGCAACAAGTACAGGGAATTAATTATTGCACATTTTTAAGTGAGTTCGAGCCTAACAGACGTTATTATGCTTTTGTTATGGATATGGAATATATCAACGATGAAGTCGTAAAACTCTCACTTGTGATTGATACAATCATGACATTTACACAGGGCGATACATTAGAAAAAACGGTCGGACGTGTGAATATCGACCGTCAACACTTAAAAGATGATAACTATTGGCAACAACTACAAGCCTTACGTTCCAATGATGATGTACTCAAAATGAGTGATAAGCGATACATTGCTAACTATTACCAAAGTTTCGGCGACAACTATGTCTTATGGCAATCAAGTGCCGATTTAAGAAAAAAATTTGGCGATGAGGACCACCCAAGAATTTCATCGTCAAAAGGTACAATATACGATAAGATTACAAGTCCTGTTGATTTGTACTTATGTAAATACGATGATTTTAATACAATCATGGATAAATTGTCCGAGTTTCCATGGATTACACAAAATTTCCAAAAAATACAACTCATTCCAAGTTTATTTATAGATGATGATGATTTAGAGCAAATTAAGACACAAGAAGATATAGGTAAGATTTATACATTAAAAAGTGGTAAAATAAGTAACAGAATGAACATGACAAACATTGAAATGACATTCAATCAGTTGTGTAAGACAATCGGTTTTGACCCGAAAGAACATGCACATTTATGTCGTAACGAGTATATGACAATCGAGCTATACGATTGGGCAAACGGTAGCTTGTTCTTAGACGCAAGCAATATCAGACGTGACACAGGCTTAAAATTACGCACACGTTCGATTATTGGTTATCACAACGAAATTAAAGTCTATCCTGAACGCTACAAATCGGCAGACGTTGAAGCTCCCGTCAAATTGACCAATGGTAAAATTATCGTAGATAGAGGGTCATTTTTAAATGAAGCATTAACGATAGATACATTCGCACAGGTTCCTATTTTGATTGATAATGCCAAATTATCTATGGCACAAACGGCAAACAAACGTAATCTTGCACAGGATAAACTTGTTTCTTCTCGTATGAGTAGATTAGGGAGTGCCAACACATCGGCTAAAGAAAAATTTTATGACGCTACAAGTTTATTAAGTAATTTAAACCCAACCCAACTATTTTCAAAATTTAATGAAGAATATGAGTATTACAGAGATTTACAAGCAGAACAAAAAGACCTCGCACTCACACCACCAACCGAAACACCAAGTGAAATGGGTAATGCGTTTGCAATCGCAAATGAAGTCAGTGGGATAACGCTCAAAATTGGTGGTCTTGCACCGACTGACGTTGCAACCGTTCAAAAATATTATAGTATGTTCGGATATGAACAAAATGTAACAAACGAGCCTATTGACCCTATAGACAGTATGACAATTTGTAATTATCTTGCTATTAATGGTAATTACACAATACCAAATGTTGATACGGCTTTAATGGGACAACTCAAATCATTACTCGAGTACGGCGTAAGATTCTGGCACAATGACGGTACATTTAACCCAATGCTACAGAATGTGTACTATAATAAAAGAAGAAAGTAATGGAGTGATACAGAAATCTTTGATTTCGTAGTATCACCCACGTGAAAACAACGAGCGAGTTTACTCGCCGATGTTGACCACGAAAAATATACAAATATACGATATAAACTTTAAAGGAGGATTGATAAAATGGAAGTCATAACATCTTTTGCACTCACAATTAGCGCAGTCACACTAGGATTAACAGAAGTGATTAAAAAAATATTTAATTTTCCTAAAGATGTCATACCTCTTATCTCAATGGGTATTGGTGTGATTGTTAGTCTGTTTAGTTATGTGATACCCGAAATTCATACCAACATATCTTTATATGGTTTAATACTTTCAGGGATTATTAGTGGTCTCATGGCAAGTGGTATGTGGGAAACATTTAAAAAGCGTGACGGCAATACGGGAGATGATAAGTAATGGTCATGCGTAAAGACTACTCAATGGACGAGTATAAAAAATTCTTATCACAACCAACGGCTTATAATTTCGGAATTAGTAAGGATAAAATGGCAGGCTATTTTGTTACACATGCCGACCGATTAGTTAATCGGTTCGGCTTAACAAAAGCCTATGTGAAAGATAAACTTATTCCAAGAATTGAAGATAATTTAGGCAAAGGCTCTTATGTCATTTTCTTATCAAAAGCTATTATTGAGGGTGGTACGCAGGGTAATTTTCTCAATCATTATATGCGTGGTGCTCCCCAAGATAAAGCAAATCCTTTACTTGCAGTTGATGAAGATTGTAAGGTTATTAAAACACATTGGAATTTAGACAGTGGTGCACCTATTTCTATGGACGACCCTCTCACAGGGTCAGTAAAAACACCTGAAACAGGCGACCCTATGAAATTCTATAAGTCATTACCTAAAAAGTCTATCGGCTCTCATTATATGGTTATGACAGCTGCAGGTAACTGGTGGATATTTGCACCTAATCAAACGGCAAACAGTCCTGATGCCTATTACGGTAATGCTTACGATGATGCTATAAATATCATTAAACATTTAGGTGGTAACCCTTTTAAAAAAGGAAGTTCATCAGGTAGTAGTGACGACAACGGAGGTAGCTCGGGCAATGACTTATCAGACCTACTGAGTGGATTGGGTCGAGAGGGTCAAAAGTTATTGGAGGGATTATTTGAAAAAATTGAAGATATGCTCACATATGATTTACATTCTATCGGTACTGATATGTTTTTTAGTAACAAATATTTCAAACTGTTCAAAACCTACAATAACACCTATAGAATACAAATCAACGTTCCCTTTTTTGATGAATTGAAAGGTTTGATAGGGGACTTGCCTTTCGATAAAGATGACGACAAAGGGTCGGACGGGTCAGACGGGTCAAATGGGTCGAACGGGTCAAATGGTAAATATAATACAAGTTATATTACCTCACATCATAGAAACTTTAGATATGGTAAAACGGTCGCCGAAACACAAGCTAATGGCTATCCATTCGCAGGAAAAGCACACCACGGTAACGACTATAACTTTGTATATGAAGAATTAAAATCCCCTATTTCAGGTACAGTGAACGGCAATAACGGACATGGTTTCACTGTGAATGACGGTGGTATTGGTTACGACGGAGACGGCTCAGGTTGGGGCAATCGTATCGTGATTAAACTTGATGACGGTTCAGGTCGTAGTATGCTTTTCGGTCACTTATCTAAAATGAATGTGAAAGCAGGCGATAAAGTCAAAGTCGGTCAAGTGATTGGTGTCACAGGTAATACTGGAGAAATGACAACAGGTCCTCACTTACACGTTGAGCTTGTTGACCCTAACCATTCAAATCGTGCATCAGATAGAACGATTGACCCAACACCATTCTTGGAAAAATACTCATAATGGAGACATACAGAAATCTTTGATTTCGTCGTATGACCCACGTGAAAACGACGAGCAAGTTTTACTTGCCGACGTTGACCACGAAATGGTATAATCAAGTTAGATTTAAACTAAAGGCTCGGAAAAGCCGTAAAAATATTTTGTTTAAAATATGTATTATATTAAAGAGTTTACTCTACTCAAAAGAAAAACTTCTATATATGGAATGGATCCATTTCATATATAGAAGTTTTTATTTTATATCATCATGTAACATCGCTAGTAAATGTAAGTCGTCACGTTCTCTATGTGGGTGTGTGACTTTAAACACATCATGCACACTAAAAGCCCCAATTTCACTTTCGATGTATAAGGCATCGTCCACCCCGTTTTTTAATTCTTCTTTTAAATGTTCAAGTAGCATTTCTTTTTTCATTTCATCTAAGAAATTAAAATCTGTTGAATAATAATCCCCTTTATCCATATAAGTCACAGACGGATAAATGGAAATCGTTTCTTGCTCGTTAAATATTGATTTCTTGTTGATAATCTTTGCCCCGTCGTGAAATTCATTTTTGATGAAGTTTTCAAATGACTGTTCCAAACAAAAGCTATCCAAACCTACACCTGCACATCTAACAGTTATGCCTTTTTCTGTTAAGTAAGCATATTTTTTATGATTGAGTACATACATTTTTTGAATATGTTCGTTTTCAACGTCCCATTTTCCTAGACTGATTGGGTCGAAAAGATGTTCAGGAAGTAAATGTCGTATTTTTGATTTTAAATATAAACTATCTGTATCACAGTAGATGAAACAATCGTCAATTTGTGATTGTGATAAATACATGAGAGGGACGAGTAAGTTATACAATGCTTGAGATGTCACAAAGGTACTAAACAAAATATTACGTTCAGTGTTTTTGTGACCGTTAATCATGTTGGTATATTGTTTATTTTCATCAAGATAAAACAAATTAAAGTGTGACCGTAAAGCAGGTATACCATATAAACCGTTTAAAACAACTTTTGATAGCATAACCTCCTCACTTGAAAAGGTTTGTGTGTTTTCCTCGTCAGTGATTGTGTAATCATAAGGCGTTCGCATGTCTATTTTGTTTTTGAGCTTACCTTGTGTTTTGATAAAGTAATTGTTTGCAATAATATCACGAGAGCCGAAGTAATAACAGTCGAACGACACATAAGAAAGTACAGATATTTTATTGATTGTTATTCCTGAAATGTCACGTATCAAACGCAATGTGTTTGTATTAATATTGACGTAAGTATGATTGTTATAATACTTCACAAGTAATTGCTTAACGGCTCTACTTTTAATATGTGCTAATATTTCTCTATTAAAGACTTCTTTTTCCATGCGATACAGTGTGTAAACATCTCGATTATCTAAGTTATCAATGCTTATTGTCTTGCTTGTTTCAAATGAATGATAATCTTTTAAATACGTTGGTATTTTTTCATGATACATCACATATGGATAGCTACTATTTATATCAATAGAAAAACAATCCTCTTTGATAAGTGTTGTTAAATATTTTGTGTTATAGAAATTCAATCCCCCTTTATAGAATGATTTGATATAGTCATAAAAGTTTTCATGACTAAATGTATAATCGGTGTAACTGATTTTTGCGTCTTTTCCTGAAAATGTATCAAAGTATTTATTGAGTAACTGAAATTTTGATAATGGATTAGTTAAATAGCTATCTAAGATGTTTTGAGAGAATGTGATTTTTGAATAATCAAAGTTAGGAAATATTGTGCTATAGTATTTATGTGAATAAGCTAAAATCAAAACATCATTTTTAATATATTTCAATTGTTCATCAGTGAGATTGTTAAAACACTCATAAGCATATTGATAGGCTTGCTCGTCTGACATATCTTCATCACGATTAAATATTTCATAGTCAAAATCAGTTTTTAAGTCATCATCAGTTAACAACCCACTATCTCTCAACTTCTTACCAAGTACGGCAATTGATGTGTGCGTTTTTAAAAAGTTATCAGTAACATTAAAATAAAAACCGTTGAGATAAAATGATAAATCTAAGTTATTACTACTTTTTACTCTCTTTTCTAATGCGACATCAGTTTCACGACCTACTTTTTTACTTTCTTTCATACTAATATTGATGTAATCTTCAATAGCTTGATTGTCTTTTAAATTCATACGCTCAATATTAAAGAAATAATATAAATCATGAAGTAAAAACATATTGTCATACTTGTTTGTATTATGAGCTATCATATCTATACGTGTACGTGATTTTGTTATTGTTCTCTTGTTTTCATTAATGAGTTTGAAGAATTTATCAAAAAAGGCTTTAAATGAGGGGAAAACCTCATACTCGAAGTTATCCCCAACAAACCAACCTACACAAACTGAATAGGTTACGTTTTTATATAGTGACGGGCGTTGTTGACCTTTTTCAATGTTAAATTGTAATGTTTCTATATCAAAATAAAGTATAGCATTACGATTACCTTTATTCTCTTTTAAAAAGTCTAACAACATAATAAAACACCTACATTAGTCTATTTAAAATTGCTCTTTTTGTTCGTTGGATATAATTATCTTCATATATTTTATCAATATCAGGCTCGATTGTCTGTCTCGTTTTAAAGTATCTTTTAATCACTTTCTTAATACGTAAGGCGATTAAGTCAGGATTATCTAACACGAATTGTTTAGAATAAGCGTTGTCAAAAGTGATAAAGCTACCTTTTTTATAATATTGTTTATGATGATTATCATAATCATAATATTTCTCATCTAAGAATATAACATCACTTTTTACATCATCTATTTCAGTGCAAAATTGGTAATCTTCAACATAAGGCACGAATTTTATATCTGTTCGTAAGTCGTTAACGTTAAAAATGATTTTTAAGTAACCCAAGTCGGTTTTGATATAAAAGAAGTCACTGTCTTTTTGAATATATTTTAGGTCATTGGTACTTGTTAACTGATAATCGTTAAAGTTAAATTGTGCCGTTGTCATAGCGTCATTAGTGCTATCAAAAGCTCTTAAGTTTTTCTTGTTATTAACGTTATCGTTTTTACGTAACTCAATAAGTATATTGTCATATTGGCGTACTGTGTTGATTTTGTGATTTTGTAGATAGTTGAATATATCTAAGTTGGCAAGTATCGGACTTGAAAAGTTAACAGCGTTACCAAGTAAAAATATTTTAGGGTGTGAGATGAAAGGTATTTCATCTTTGTTTCTGTCTATAGATTGATAAATCGTTTTTAACTTTTCCCACTCATCAGATAAGTAATCCCCCTCAAGTG